AACTCGAATGATCGGATCTAAAGTTATCGGAGGAATACAGCATAAATTACAAAAAGATAAAATAATTAGAGCTAAAGAAATAGAAGCAGCATCTTCACTTGATATAGCTAAAGTTGGTGTTCAAATGGAGCAAGTTCGTCAGCAAGAAAACTCATGGAAAGATGAATATTTAGTTTTATTTTACACAACAATTTTTGGATTACATTTTGTACCTTGGACACAGCCATGGTGCGATAAAGCTTGGGATGCTCTTGGCAAAGCAGATCCAATGTTTTGGTATATTATTTTGACTATGGTGGGAGCTTCATTTGGAGTTACTACTTTAAATAAGATTAAGAAAAAATGAAGTACGTTATTTATTGTTTCTTAGCAATAATGTGGTCTTCATTAATAATTCTTACAACAGTTAATTATATATGAAAAATAAACCATTAAATATTTCGGAATCTGCAGCTGTGCAGATGCCTATGAAGACGGTTGCTAGCCTGATCGTACTCGTCGCAGCAGGAGTACTCGCATTTACCGAAATTACAGCGAGGCTTGTATCGTTGGAAACTTCAAGAGAGTTATTTGAAAATGATTTGCTTAAAAAATCTGAACAAGTACCTACTGACCAGGAACAACATTTTTTAATCGAAGATCTTTATAAGACTGTAGAAAAAATGGAAGAAACTCAAGAAATGAATATGACTAATAAAGTTAATATAGAATTTTTAAGAGAGCAATTAGATAAAGCATTAAAAGATATTGAAGATCTAAAAGATAAAGTAAGAGCTAATGGAAAGACAGCACATTAATGTCAGAATTAGTTGTAGCTTTACTTATGATAATTAACGGAGAAATTAAAGAAGCTCGTATTCAAAATTCAATGTCTGAATGTTTAAAAGGATCTCGTATTGCTAAACGTCAATTAAAATCAAATAGCAACATTAAATACCAATGTATAAAATCAATGGCAGAATTAGAGGATAATATTGATGGTTCAAAATCAATTAAAAAAATTATTATCAATTAATAAAAAAGCACAAAAACTTAGAGATAAAAGATTAAGTGCGTATGTAAAACATAAAGATTACAGTACAGATATGTCTTATGAAAATGAAGTCGATAGACAATTTTTAGATGACCTTGCAAACAACTCGCCAAACGAAAGTCAATTCAAAGAAGAAGACTTGGACAAGAAAAGTTAATCAAGTTTATTATTGTGGTCATTGTGAATGGTGCAATAAAGAATTAACCTCAGATATGGGTGGATGGATCGTTACTGCCAAAAAACAGTACTTTTGTCATAATGGTAGAGAAGGGTCTTGTTTTGACCAATTTTGTGAGTCTAAATGACTCTGAGAGCAACGGAGAGTGCCTTTGGAAGCTAAATGCGACCTTGCCTATGCATTAAAATTGTTGCTAATCCTAGAGTCTTATAGAGTCCATAAAAGCGATATTAAGATTATCCACAAAGTATCTGTATAATTTCCATGTATATATTGCTCTATGTGAGTAAATTAGATATTGCTATTGTATGAAAATAATGAACTTAAAAGATACAAAATACGCAAATATTTCTTTAGAACAAAAAGCAAGATTTCAAGATTTTATGAATAAACTAGAACCTGTTTATGATAAATTAAATGCAACTCATTTATTAAATGTAGAATCAATAGATAAAATATTTAAAGTTAGTGAAGAAGTAACTAATATAAATTTAAATTGGGTAGAAAATTATTTTGATAATAAAATTCTTAAAGTTTTTCATAATAAAGACAGATGGCATTTATTACATTTAGTAATTAAAGCTTCTGCAACTCATCAATTAGTTTATAAACAAAAATTAGCAGAGGAAATGAAAGTTTCTGTAAAAACAGTATATGAATTAATTGAAGAATATATTGCTAGTGGTCATTTTATTAAATTGGCTCCAACAAAAATAAATGGTCGAAAAATTGACAATAGAGTAACAAATATTAGACCAAGTGTTGATGTAACTGTTGCATATCTTGATGTTAATTTTGATCACATTAAAAATTGTGTTAAATTCCTTAGAGAACACACTAAAATTACTTTTGATTTTAATCGTTAATTAAGTTTTTTACCGTCTTCTTTATATTTTTCGGACTCTATTGTAGCTAAAGCTGATTGCAATAAATCAATTATAAATTGTTTTTTATGATAAGATGACGAAATAGTCATTGTTGCAGAAACTAATGCAACTAGTGTTGCATCCACATTATTATGTTTAAGCAAGTCAATCGTTAAAAAATCATTTAAGTCAGCTAAAGTTTCTTGGCAATGAGAAAGTCGAAGCTTTCTTTTTTTAAACTCTTTTTTTAGATCTAATATAGATTTCATATTGACAGGGTAGGGTATTTTATGATTAACTAAAACGCACTTATGTCTGGTACAGATTATCATTATCGTAAGCTTTATGAGGTTTTTGAAGAAGTAAAATACCTTAGACAACAAATTAATTTAATATGTAAAAGAATGGGGATTAAATATCAGGTTAATAATACTAATCCTCACAGTCCAGAAAACACTTGGAACTTAGATCCTTTTTTTGAACCTGAAGAAATTTGGTCTGATGGAATATACGGAGAACATGGTCTTGAAGACAACTCCAAGAAACACAGCAATGTTTTGAATTACAATAATAAAAAAAAGTAACTCAAACCTCCTTGGGCCTTTATCTAGTATAGGTACACTTACAGAGTCTAAAACTAGAACACCTTGTGTAAGTTTACAAGTCCGAATATTTGAGTTACTTAATAATTACTTAATTACCGAGGAGGCCTTTACGCATAATATTTCTATTAATTTGAGGTTCTACCTTACCTAAATTATCGAAGAAGTGTTTCCAATACTTCCGTTAACAGTAGTGAGATCTATTTTTAACAGTGCCATTAGCTTTTAAACTGATGTTAATCGATAAAATTTTGTTTAGTTAAGGGGGAATCTTTAAGAATGATCAGAAAACTTAAAGCAACTCCCCTTAACCGAAAGGAGCTAACTAATGTTAGCCTCACCCCATAAGGGGATTCATTAAAACTGATTATCAAAATCGTTAGATCCTTGACTTGATGGAGCAGGAGCTGCACCACCAGAAGTCTTAGGACTAACCATTCTAACAACACCAGTAAATCTTGGAACAACTACTTCAGTTACATATCTTTTTTGTCCACCAGAATCTTGATAAGATCTAGTTTCGATTTCACCTTCGACATATAACATAGTACCTGCTTTAGCATACTTGCCCATCGTATCTGCGATACGAGGATCAAATACTACAACTTTATGCCAAGTAGTTTTTTCATCATCTTTAAACTTCTTGTTAGTTGCTAAAGACATATTAGCCATGCTGTCGCCTTTAGAAGTTTGTTTAACTTCTGCATCAGCACCTAATCTACCTATTAGGATTACTTTGTTTATCATTGTTAACCTCCTTTGGTTTTAATATTTTAACATTGTTATCAAGTTTGCTTAACTTACCTTTGGCTTTTACTTCATCAGGCATTTCATCTTCTGAATAAACAAAACCATGTAAACCTAATAACTTAAGAACACATCTGTCATAAGCACGTTTCTCAGCCATTGCATATGGATAAGAATTTTTTGTATTTTTTGGTGATGACTCTCCATAAGATACAACTTGTACCTTCTTATCATTACCTTTGTCTAGTACAGCAGTACATTTAACAACAACAATACCATTTGCAGAATTAGTTTCTATTTCTTCAAATTTATATTTAATGCCATTACTTGCACCTGCTTGTTCAATGTATCTGTGATACATAACCCAAGTACCATGACAATCCCACAAAGCTTTATATTCACCTTGATCGTTTTTAACATCTAGCTCATATTTTTTTAATATAGCTAAAGCTCTACTATCTATTGGCTTTCCCATTATACTCCTTTTTCTGTATATTGATTATTAATATGAGTCTTACTAACTACATATACATAAGCAGCTTTCTGACTAGAATTTTTACGTTTATCTTTACGTTCAATTTTATTGAGCTTGAATAACTCAGTCACTCTTGGTCTTACAGTAAATGGACTGTAATTTAATAATTCAGCAACTTCATCAGCTGTTGCACCAAAATTTCCTTTATTAGCAATAACATTAAAAACTTTATTTCTAATAGTTTCTACACCTTCTTTAATTGCTTCAGCAGCTTCTATAGAAGTATCAACTTCCTTATGCCCTGGAGAGTATGGGTATGATTGTTCTGCCATCACTAAACTCCTTTTTGTTAAAATTATCAAAGCTAATATGCTCTGGTGGTTCTTTTTTGGTTGTTACAAAATGCCAAAATAAAACCTCAGCATTTAATAGTTGTTCTTGAAACTCTGCATCAGCAGTAATTTCTAAAGCTTCCCATTTCATGTTTCCATAAAATGCAGAAAAATATAACTTAGGATAACCTGTCACCATTAAATAATGTTGTATCTGTGCTTTATATTTATCAGCTTGTTTTTTAGAATTTGTAAACGCATTAGTATGCTTACATTCTAGTAATGCTTTATCTTCACCTAATATTAAACCATCAACATGAGCATACATATGAGGGTAATCTTTATGAAAGAAAGTTTGTTTTTCAAACCATTGAATATTAAATGGCTCTGTATGTACTCCCATTTGTACTGGTAACACATCAGATAAATCTACTGGTGCTGCATCACCTGTTTTTTCTAACCATAGTGTATGCCATTCACCATTATATAATTTGGTAGCATCACTACCACCAATACCTTGCTTTCTATCAAACTCTTTTTTCATATATACATTCCCCATTTTATGTTAGTAAATAATATTCCAGGTCTATTACCTTCTTCATCAACAGATGGAATTAATACTTGTCCATCATGTAAATGTAATGCTAATACATTTGGATATTCTTTTTTATCCCAATAATATGTTTGTGGTTTAAAAGTTACTTTAGTAATTAATTTGTTAGTTAAATTATCAATTGCAAACTTTTTTCTTTCATCCATTAAGCATATAGCTTTACTCATATTGTTCCTCCTATCTTATAAAAATTTTTATCTTTCTTGTGTACTTCTTTTAATAATATCTCGAACCTGGAGGCCCAAAGTTGTTGCACCTCTTTTTTTGATTTTATCCCATTTTTCTTTTTTCTTTTTTTCATGTTCTAACCTCAATCTCTCGATTTCATTTACAAACTTGTAGGGGAGAGTACCCTTCAAGATCATCGTTGCATTATGATTATATACGTCATCATTAAATTCTATTGTCTTGTAGAATTTTAATAGCCTCATCCTAAAAGCTTGTTGTCTTATGTGAGGAGCTGCGTAATCTATGTTAGATTTTTTCTTCAAGGTGAACATCAGTATCCTTTACAGTAAATGTATCTTCTTTAGCTTTTGCTAACAGTTCATTTAAAAGTTTTTCTTTACCTTTAAATTTATCCGTTATCGATTTAGCTTTAGTTAGGTAGTGAACAGCATCTAAGAGTTCTTCTATTGTTTCAGCAATCCATTGGTCTAATGGTCTATCATTAGCTTCCATTGTTTTACCAAACTTGTTCATACCTTGAATGTGTCGATCAAGAATTAACTTAACGACTTCATTTACTATAGGATCGTTTGTTATATCACCTGGATTAAGATCTGGGTTGATTGTCATTGTTTAGCACCTTTGGAGTTAGAGTTATTGTCATACCTAAAGCATCAGCCCAACAGCAGAATAACCAACCACTAGGTTTTCTAATTCCACATTCCCATTTTGATACTAGCCCTTTAGCAACACCCAAAATTTCATCCATTTCTAATTGGGAAATTTTTAGCTTTTTTCTAGCATCTACAAATTGAGGTATTAAAGCATTATGGAATAATGGGCCTAAAGCTTCGTAATTTGCCATTACTTACTTCCTCCACATATTCCACTTGTTTTTGGTATAAAAGCTGATTTAATTAGAACATTTGTGTACGTTAAATACCTGCAAAAGTTATCGGTAGTAAATATAGCTAGACATTGCAGGCACTTTAGTCTATTACTACCGATAATTAATGGCTTTCGGTAGTAGGCTATAATATTTCTAAACCAAATCAACATATCATCACAATACGCACATAAAACCTAGTTAATAGTGGAAATGTTGCCTGTATGTTCTTTCGGAATCTTTTACCTATTGTGCGTACTCTCAACTCTCGCTTTAAGTACGCAACAATAGGGCTGCTTTCGCAACACACAGTTTTACAACTTATCTAGGTTGTTGCTAGGATCGCCCATGGGATTTTAACCCTGTAGATCTAAGGAAAATTTACCTAGCTATCAAGGACTGAAACGGATGACTCCGATGCCTTAAATTCGTTTATATTCCAATTATTTAGCTCACATAGTTGAAGTAATTGATGAGCAAATATTCTATTTGAACCTTTTTCCCATTTTT